CCTTGATGTTCCCGCCTTTTGCCCAAATCTCTGGATAGTCCTCTTTGATCCGTGCGGCAAATTCCCTGTCGAACATCTTCCACTTGCTTTTGCCGAAAGATGTTACTTCGTCGTCCTGTTTATCGGCCTTGATCGAAATGGTACCAGTTAGTTGATTAGCCCCATGCAGAACAGGCGAAACTTCATAAAGTTCAACTTCTCGTAACAAATTAGCCTGACGCTGATTATCATAAATAGCGTCAAGAGTCTTGTAACCGATCGACCACTCCTGCTCTTCACCATAGAAAGAGACATTCGTGAACGCTTCGCGACCCTTCTCGGACTTCAGGTTGAACTGAACGCGGGCATACAGACCGCCAATCCCAGCAGACTTCATCTTGGCTGGAAGGCGTGGATCGCTTGCCGGAACTTCGTAAATGTCCAGAACCTTGCCGATGGGGTGATTCCAGTCGTGACCCCAGACAACGCGAGGCTTGCGGCGCTTCAGGCTTTCTGTAAAAGCACCCGGAAGTACGATGTCGCCAACGCTGTCCTTGTTGCCAACGCCGGAAACGAAGCATTCAACAATGCCCTGCGCCTCATCAACGTTGATCTGGCCGGTGATGGCCTTGAACTCCGTTGCGTGGTCAATCGTGTTCGCCGAATGAATGGCGTAATCAACAGGCATTGTTCACCTCTCTAGAAGACGTGAACTAGATGATAGCCGTGAAGTGCCACCCCTCAGGGTAACAGCATTTTCAGTAAAACTTTACTTTACAGAAATTATCGCCGGAAAGACAGACGGCAACGACAATTGATCGTCAAATGCGGAGGAGCCAAAGGATCACCCGGGAACCTCAACATTGAGTCACCCGCCACGAAACCATCATCAATTGCGACACTCTTACCGTCAAGAACACGGTGAGCGTCACGAACACTGGAATCCTTACGTGTCCGCCAAATCTTCCTCGGAGATCCGACCTGACGAGAACCAAGATAAATACCCGCGTTCATCGCAGTCTGAGACTCATGCTCCGCAATTACACGGCGCCTCTTACCAATCAAATTCGCAAAAATGGCAGCCAAAGCAGCACGCAACAAACTGTTACGAGAATCCTCGTCCTCGTCCCCCAATGCCATCGCCACAAGAAGAGCCGCAGCAACTTCATCCTTCGTGGTCTGGTTCACCTTTTGCGTGCGGGCAACCTGAGCATCAAGATATTCCTTCAACTCCTCAGCATCAGGCTCAGAGTCCATCTTGGCTTCAAGGCCAACCGACTCGGCAGCCTCATTAACGATCGCAGAAAAAATAGGACGGAAATCTTCCTCAATCTGACGATCCCAAGCATCCGAGTCGAAAATTGCTTCAACCTCAAGGGTGCCTTCACGGATCGCCTTGCGCGACTTCGCACCCAAAGCCTTCTCAATGATCACCCGTTGCTGGCGCTCAAAAAAACGCTCCAAGGTGCGGTCAAGGATCTCCGCCCAACGATCAGATGTCTTTTCGGCTTTTAAATCCCACTCCGTGACAGCCTGATTCTCAGACTTGGTTTCGATGTCATCCAAAGAGTAGGACAACTGGCCCTCGGGCACCGGCTCAATCATCGATTCTGGGGCGCCGCCATCAGCGGCAGCAGGAGCAGCCGGAGCACCCGGAACCTGCTCACCGCCAGCAGGCGGAGCCGCCTCCATTCCCGGAGCAGCAAGTTCACCAGCAGCGCCACCCGGAGCAGGAACGCCGCCAGCCTCCGCGATCGGAGTCTGTTCTTCCACACTAAACGGCTTCTCCGTGTTCGCAATCGGAACAAGATTCGGGTTCCAAAGCAACTGATCGGCGATCTCCGACTCAACCTTCTCACGGCCAGTCTTGTCGCGGTACTCATTAACGCTGATCAAACCCTGCTGCAACTCGTCCATCAGGTAACGCTGGCGTTCCTGCTTGGAAATAATCAGGATAGGAACCGAGGTCGTGTCGAAATCGATGTAGTACTTCGAATCAAGGTCATCCAAGGCTCGGGCGATCGGCTCCAAGTGGGGGAGCATCGTCTCCATCCAGAAGACACGTAGTTCCTCGGCGGCGTTAGAGAACGTCCGACCTGAAGCGTTTCCGATGACCGACTCCGGAACACCAAAAGCGGCAAGGATTTCTTCCTTGGTCAACTGCCTCATCTGCACGTAGGCAGCATCACGAGGGTTGGATGCGGTGTCTACAAAGTCGGCACCATCGTCCGAAGAGATAACCCCAACAGAGCCAGCCCTGTTCAGATTTCCACGGAACCTGCTTCGCAACTCGTCCTTATCTTCCTCATCGATCTCGCCTCGGATAACCAGAAGACCGCCCGGACGACCGTCGTTGAGCAAGAAGTTGCGGTTGTAGATACGGGCAAGGTTCTCAATTTCGATTGCGATACCAGCCGACTCCATCGGAGTGAGCGACAAGTACGGGTCAAGGGGGTGTGGGCGCCGCAACCAGATGACACGCTCCGGCGGAAGAACAATTTTCTGCCCTTGAGCAAGATCTACTTGGAAACCTGCAACAAACTTGCGTGGATCAGGAATAGGGGAGGTGTGCTGCGGTGGGAGCAGGTTCAGCGCAATCACATCACCGTTGCGTCCCATTACCTTCTCAATAAAAACTCCACGAGTGGACATCAACATCTGGCTTGACATCCGGTAACGGAAAATGAACGAGTTCTCGCCCTCGTTAGCACGCGAGTTCAAGATGTCAAGAAGTTTGTTGCTGCGGTCAACAATCTGACCGTTTGGATTGTTGTCCTTGCGGAGCACCATCGGAAGGCGCGCTTGGTTACCGGCAATCGCATCAATGCACCGGTTCACCCAAACAACTTTCTGCATACCTTCCCGGTACGCACGTTCAATGTCCCAAGAATCACGATACGGACGGCCAGCAAGACCGGTGTTTACTGATACCGGCGCTCCCGGACCAAGGGATGCTGCTTTGATGCTGTTGGACCGCGCATCCTTAGTCTCTCGCGAATTCCATGCCATGTTTAGTCAGATCCCAAGAGATAGCCGAAAACCCCACAGGCGACGCCTGCGGTGATAAAACCTGCTGCGGGCAACAGCAAAGCCGCACCCACTGATGTCAATAGTATAAATGACAACATGAGTAAATTGGCGGTGATGCCACGCCATCTCATACTTTTTAACTTGTCGCGGAGTCGACGCACGTCCACCTCGTCTTTCAGAACCTATACTAACCTAAGTATCGGTTGCTCGGAGAGAAAATGTCTGACTGGAACAAAGTACTCAAATATTTGGAGCCGAAGCCACCACCTTACTGCCCCGAAGAGCCATCCATCACACAAAAAGTGTTTCTTCGAACCTACGCCCTAGAAGCACTCTTCGGCGGGTCGGCAGGCGGAGGCAAATCCAGCGCCCTGCTGATGGCAGCACTCCAATACGTGGACACCCCCGGATACAGCGCAATCCTCTTCAGGCGCACCTACGCTGACCTCGCCCTCCCCGGCGCGATCATGGACCGCTTCCAAACGTGGATCGCTCCAGAAGATGACATCCGATGGAACGCCAACAACTACACGGCGATTTTCCCGTCAGGGGCACGCATCTCGTTCGGATACCTCAACAACTCGCAGGACTATCTACGTTACAAGGGTGCCGAGTTCCAGTTCATTGGAATGGATGAGGTCACCGAAATCCGAGAGTCCGACTATCGCTACCTGTTCTCTCGCCTGCGCCGCCCGGCATCAGGTCCACTGGCGCAAGTTCCGCTAAGAATGAGAGCCGCATCAAACCCAGCACCCAACTGGGTTCGGCAAAGATTCATTGTGGAGGGCCAGCAGGAGGGACGGATCTTTGTTCCATCCAAGTTGACTGACAACCCCGGCATCGACGCTGCCTCATACCGCCAGTCACTCCAAGCGCTAGATCCCGTTGAACGGCGACGGCTAGAAGAAGGTGACTGGTGGTCAACAACTCTCGGTTCGCTTTTTGACAGAGAATCGTTTGTGCTCATCGATCCACACGATGTTCCGGAAGTCAGTTCGATGGCGCGTGCCATCAGGTTTTGGGACTTGGCAGCAACCGAACCCTCACAGTCCAATCCCGATCCTGACTGGACAGTTGGCACACTGATGCTGTTCGACCAAGGTGTCGCCTACGTGCTTGACGTGAAGAAGGCTCGTGTCCGTGGCGAAAAGGTGGAGCAGATGATTGCTCAAACCGCCTACGAGGACGGCCATCAGGTCGCCATCCGAATGGAGCAGGAACCGGGCTCATCCGGCAAAGCATTGGTCGATCAGTACGCACGTTACGTTCTTCCCGGCTACGACTTTGCTGGGATCAGAGCAACCGGAGACAAACTGACTCGGGCGCGTCCGTTCGCTGCTGCTGTCGCCAACGGTAACGTTCGCGTGGTGAGGGCGCCTTGGCTGACCGATTGGTTGGACGAGTTCGCTTCGTTCCCCGAATCAGCGAACCATGACGACCAAGTGGACTCCTGTGTGGGTGCGTTCACACATTTAACGGGATTGGGGTTGCCTCAGCGCAAGCGGGCGTCTATTATCGTCTGACGTACAGACACCACCTACTGAACAGGAAAAGTACATATGTCTACACCCCGGCCTGAATGGTTGGAGGATCACAAGAAGCGGATCCACGAGTTGTACGAGCATGTTGTGTCATGCGCTCAGGAAGAGTTGGCGCTGGAAGATGCGTGCAACATCCTCGTTGATCTGAGCAACATGAAAACCAGCATGGCGTTGATCTACGACGAAATGTTGAAGAAGGTCAGCGACCTGATGGAAGAGGAACCTCTGATTCAGGTTGAGTCCGGCCACAGCATTGAGAAGAAGTGGTCGAAGGATCGGCGCGGATGGCGCCACAAGGAACTCGCAGAGGTGGTTGCTTCCCGTGTCACCCAGATGTCTATCGACATGGATACCGGCGAGCGTCTAATGTCGCACGAAGAGATCGCGCGAAGGATGCTGGATTTCGTCCAGCCTTCTTATTGGAGGGTTTCGGCCCTTGAAGAGATCGGAGTTGTTGCCGACGAGTATTGCACTGTTGGTGACACCAAGGCGAGCGTTGTCGTTCGCAAACCGAAAAACAATACTGCCAAGTGAGGGAATGAACATGTCTGATTTGTACAACCAACTGTCAGAGCCTTTTCCACCAGAGATGGAGAAAACGCTCAGCAAGGGCGGAACCCGCCTTACCTACATCCCCGTTTCTGAAGTCATCACTCGCCTGAACCGGGTGTTCGGAGTCGGAGGCTGGAGCAGCAATATCGTCTACTGCAAGAGAGACGAACTGGACCCCGACTACATCGTGGCCTCAGTGACGCTCAGCGCGCGGGTCGCCGACAAAAACGACTCAACTGGCGGCTGGATCGGTCACGACGGCATCGGCGGTCAGAAGATCAAGCGCACCAAGAACGGCGACATCGTTGATCTCGGCGACGAGATGAAGGGTGCTGTTTCCGATGCGTTGAAGAAGGCGGCACAGCAGTTCGGCATCGGCCTGTACCTTGCTCGCGATATTGAGGCGATGGAAATTGAGTTCGCTCAGGATGCCGAGATGGAAGCATCAAACATGCCGAAGAGCGAGTTTGATGAGAAGTACGAGCGGTTCCTTGACTTGCGCAAGGATTTCTCGGAGGCGCAGATGGCGGAACTTCGTGAGTGGTGGAGCGACTACTCGGGTGGTCGCCCAACACCTAAGCGTGAGGACATGACTGTTGAAGAGGTTGATCAGATGATCGTTCAGGCGGTCAGGATCAGTCTTGGTGGAACGCTTGTCGTTAAGGGCGACGACTGATGGCGTTCACGGCGCCGCCACACCTGTCGCCTTCCTCAATCAATTCATTTCTTTCCTGTCCCCTGAAATTCAAGTTCTCCAAGATTGACGGGATGGTAGAGCCTCCGACAGAGGCAACCCTAATGGGAAATTTCGTACACGAAATTCTTGAAGAACTGTACGCAATCCCACCAGATGAAAGAACAACCGATTTCGCAAAAACTATTGCACGTCGGTTGTGGGACGAGTCGTACAGGGAGAAAGTGAACCGCCACGTTCATCGGAGTAAGCACAACGAGTTGCGATGGAAGTCATGGTTCTGTGTTGAAAATCTTTGGGGTGTAGAAAACCCGCAAGAAACAGAACTTGACGGAATCGAATACGAACTGAACGGTGACCTTGGCGGCGTCCGGTTGAAGGGTTTCATCGACAGGTACATCATCAACGAATCTGACGGTCGCCTTGTTGTTGGCGACTACAAAACCGGTAAGGTGCCATCACCGAAGTGGGAGGACGACAAGTTTTTCCAACTTTTCATCTATGCGGCACTACTGAAAGAACTCGGTGTTGGTGAAGTTTCAGAAGTAGAACTGATCTACCTGAAAGCGCCAAAAGTTTTACGTCGACCAGTAACTGACAGCGACTTGCAGCAAGTAGTTGAAACAGTTGTTGACGTAAAAAATAAAATCGATCAACGATGCGAAGAGGAATACTTTGAAACAAAGAAATCACCCTTGTGCAACTGGTGCCACTTTAAGCGCATTTGCCCGGAATGGACATGATCTATGAACATGACAGATGACACATTTGCAAAACTTGTTGCCGAAGAAGTCAAGAATCGGGTAAACACCGAAAACAAGAAATATCTTCTTCGTAAAGAGAACTGGAACCGGTGGGAAAAATCACTCATCGCTCTCGTTCAAAACCTCAACAATCAAGTTGAGGACATCGAAGACGACATCAACGCAGACACCGAAAGGTACTCCCAAATTGAGGGCGGATCAGTGCTGCTCAGTGAAGCGCTTTCCGCTTACGAAATGCGGAAGAAGAAGATTGAACGCTTCCGCTTCCATGTCGAAAACCGTTTGACTCAGGTGAGCAAGATGATCGCTACTGGAGTCGAAATGGAGGACGACGTGATGACGAGACTCATGACACTCCAGAAAGCCATCAAGAGGCACAAGGAGTTGATGTACGAGTACGACCTAGAAGATACAGTTATCGACCGCGCCCTGTGGTCAGCCCTAGAAGGGAAATGGGAGTTTGAGTCAATTACTAGCAAGGACATCAACGATGAGTGATACCCAAGCATCTTCCGCAAAAGTCAACAAGCACAGTCGAACCGGATACGTACAAGGATGCCGGTGCGAGGTGTGCAGGTCCGCTAACCGGGAGTACCAGCGCAACTACATGCGTAAATGGCGTAGCCCGCAAAACGCTGAGACAACGACAACTTCGTGATGGAACGCGGGAAGGGTTTGAAACGAACCGGAAGGCTCAACCCTCGTTCTGCGAAAACAAAAAAGAAATACGAAGAACGTCGCCCGTTAGTGGAACGCCTTCTCTCTGAACGCTCATGGTGTGAGGCGTGCCCAGTTTTTGCTGAGCATGACCACAAACCAACTTATGTTCGGCGCAGAAGCGTGGATGTTCACGAAGTAGTTCGCCGAAGTCAAGGCGGCTCCATACTGGATGAGGCTAATCTGCTGTGCGTGTGCAGAGACTGTCACCGTCGAATCGGGAACTATCCGGAACTTGCTTTCCAACTTGGCTTAGCGAAAC